GTAGGTCGTCTGCTGGCCGGAGCCGCCCGTGGCGTACACCCGGTTCGCCGTGTCGACGGCCGGGACAGCGTCCACGTCGTCCGCATCGATGACGACCACGCCGGTCTGCCCGTTGACCGAGTCGACCGCCCCGCCGCCACCACCTCCGCCGCTGTAGGGCGGGAAGAGGACCGACATGTCAGTTCACCTTCCGGTACGAGCCGCCGTTGCGCTTGACCGCCATCTTCGCCTCGATCTCCGAGTTGTAGGTGCGCGTCGAGCCGTCCTTGAACGTGGCGACGAACTTCTCCTTGAGGAACTTCTTCTGGCAGGCACCGCAGGCCATCTCGATCTCCTTCTGTGTGCGAGTTAACCCGGGTTAACCGGTGGTCCGACCTGGGCACACACCAAGCCGGACCACCGGAGTCAGGTTACAGAGACAGGCGACGGCGAACGAGCGCCAGCCGCGCCTTGTGCGCCGCCTCGCGAGCGGCGTAGATGCGGGCCTGGCGGTCCCGGATGCGGTCCATCTCCTTCACGACACCGGCCGCGAACGCCGCCATGTCGATGGCCTCGATGACGGCCATCGGCTGCTCCTCGGGCTCGGCGGGCTGGATCATGCCAGCCGCGACGAGCGCGGTGGTGTGGCCACCGGACGCCGCGAGTGCCGGGGCGACGATGGGGAAGCCCGGCACGTTGACCGCCAGCGCGGCCACCAGTTCCTGCGACTTGCCTGCCATGCGCCAGTCACCGGAGAGTGCGGACGCCCGCAGCGCGCGGATGTCGTCCTCCGTGACGTCCGGCCGGAGAGCACCGGCGAACCAGATGCCGTACTCGTCCTCGCCCACGTTGATGTCCGCGACGACGGTCGCGGTGTTGTCGTAGTGCTTGAGGGTGTTGGCCAGGTTGAGGCGCAGGTTGGCGTGCCCGGCGTTCATCGTGATGTTGCCGACCGCGATGTCGCCCATGTCCGTGCGGATGTAGCCCGTCTTGAAGTAGGCGTAGTCGCGCTGGCTGTGCGGGGCGGTGATGCACTCCCCGTCCAGGCCCACCGAGGGGCCGAGCGAGATGTGGCAGACGCCCCACGTGGCGAGGTGGCCGTAGACCTGCCCCTCGTCCGTGACGACCATCGGGGTCGGGCCGGTGAACTTGGGGTCGCCGAACCACTCGCCCGGGGGCAGGTTCTCGGCGTCGCCACCGGCAGCGGTGAGCGACACGAGACGCCACGGCGGCGTGCCCGCGGCGGTGATCGACTCCAGGGAGTGGCGCGAGCCCTTCTCCTGGCCCGGCCAGACGCCGAGCGCCACCTTGTGCAGGTTCGCGCACGTGCCAGCCAGGTGCTGGGGGTTCTTCACGTACTTGCGCAACTGGCTGCGGCAGCGGTCGAAGTCGCCGGGCTGACCCCAGCGAATCTTGGCCGCACCGGCGCCACGCGTCCAGTAGGTGCGCAGGCGCTGGGTCTCCTTGGGGTTCGTGATCCAGCCGGGGCCGTCCTTCGTCCCCGGGGCGTAGGCGACCAACTCCTCGTCGGCCTCGCCGTCCTGGTAGTCAGCCAGGAGCATCCCGACGCGCTCCGGGTTCGGGGACGCTGCGATCTGCCACTTGGCGGCGAGCCCCGCAGCCAGGGCCTTCTCGAACGCCTCGCGCTCCTCGTCCGTGCCAGCCTCCGCGAGGGCAGCGGCCTGGCAGGGGAGGCACCCGGCAGCGACGAGCGCGTCCTCCTCGACGACGGTCTCGTCACCCTCCTCCCACGGACCGAGCGCGATGTACGCCTCCTGGTACGCGGGGATGTCGACGACGGTGACGCCAGCGACGCGACCCTCGTCCACGTAGCGGATGGGCTCGGGGTCGCCCGGACCCCACGCGTCCATGTCGAACTCGGAGCCGTCCGCGTTGCGGAGCGACTGCACCACGTTGTCCAGGTCGACGGAGACGCCGAGCGGCGCGTCCACGAGCATGGCCATGAGCGGCTCCAGGTGCGGGGTGTCGAGGAAGTAGCCCTCGCCCCGGACCTCGTCGCCCTCCAGCCACACGCGCGTGAAGTTGCCGACGCGCACCGCGCCGTCGTGGCCACCCACGTCGGCCGGGGTCCAGCGCAGCGCGATGGGCGCACCGCCGTCCCGCCAGGTGATGGAGTTGGGCGCGAACATGCGCCCGTCCCCGGTCGGCTTGCCCATGGGCGCGATGACGGTGCGGAACGGGATGCGGTGCTCCAGTTCCACGTCGTCGCCCACCAGGGGGTCGCCCTCCTCGTCGACCTCGACGACAGGCTCCTCGGCCTCGGTCGCGAGCGTCACGGTCTCGACGGTCATCTGTTCACCTCCCGCGCCGGGGCGCACGACGCACCGGCACTCGATCCAGACCTCGGGCGGGCCGACCGGCTCCCCGGGGTACGACAGCGCGTGACCTCCCACGTCGAAGGTCTCGCCGAACGGAACCTCCACCCCGTCCAGGGGGCGGTGCATCTCACGCACGGAGGAGTCCCGCATGGTCACCCAGGTGAGGGTGCCGTCCGTCCCAGCCGCCGCGATGGTCGCGGAGTTGATCGTGGCGGTGGAGAGCCAGCGCGTGATCCGCTGCGCCTGGATGCGGCGTTCAGCGAGGGAGTCGCCGGGGCGCCCCGTCTCCTCCATCCGCTCCGCGATCTGGGAGATGAACGCGTCCTTGGCGACCTGCGCCTCCTCGGTGACCTCGCCACCCTCGTCCGAGTACGTGGCGTCCCAGACGCGGGCCACCTCCGCCAGGATGTCGCTCTCCCAGTCGGAGGTCGGGGTGCGCCAGTAGCGCACGAGCGAGGTGCGGACCGCAGGGGCCAGCGACTCGTCCGCGCGCTCCAGCACGCCCTTCCGCTCGGCGGCGAAGGTGGCGTTGTCCATCACAGCCTCCCGGAGAGCAGCGTCAGGTACTGGCGGAGCATCTGGGGGTCGTGCTCCTTCTGCTCCAGGATGATGGCCCGCACATAGGAGTCGAGGACCGGGGCCACGTAGTTAGCCTGCTCCTCGGTGATCCCCATGAACTTGGCCGTCTTGTCCCAGGCGTCCGTGAGGATGGCGCCCACCGTCTCCGTGGAGCACTGGTAGTAGCGGTACAGGTCCTCGGCCGGGACGCCGGGGAACCGGGCCTGGGCCTTGGACTTGAGCCGGTTGCCAGCGCGCTCCAGGACGCGGAACACCATGACCTCGGCGGCAGCCGCGAGACGGTCGTCGTCGGGCGTGCCGGTCTCGGGGTGCTCGCGCAGGCTGGGGGAGGGGCGGGACTCGCGCGTCTCGCCCTGCTCCACCTCGACCTGCTGGTCCTGCACCGTCGCCGCCTCGATGCGCAGGATGACGCCCAGTTCGGTGAGCGCCGCCTGCACCTGCTCGGGGGAGGCGGACCCGGACGCGATCTTGCGGAGCAGCCACTCCTTGCGCTCCTGGTCGTCCGGCACGTCGTCCTCGTTGAAGCCGGTCTCGCGCAGCATCGCCTCGGTGGAGAGTTCGCCACGGTCCCACAGTTCCATGGCCTCCTTGCTCCGGTTCGGGCGCAGGCGCATCTCGGAGGTGTCCACGCCGATGCCGTACGCGGCAGCGTCCTCGGGGTCCATCCCGCCCTCGATGAGCAGCGGGCGGAGGTAGCCCTCGGCGATGTCGCTGGCGATCTGGTTGAGCAGCGGCTCGGTGTGCGACTTGATGGCCGACTCGTCGATCTGCCAGGCAGCCCAGTGGTTCGTGTCGCCCTGGCCGGTGAGCACCTCGGGCGGCATGTCCATGGACAGCGCGAGGCGACGGATGGCCTCGGTGCGCAGCGCGATGGCCTGCTCGTCCAGGTTGGACCAGAACGTCATGTGCTGGACCTTGTCCAGCGTCTCCCCGTCCGCCGTGACGACGATGGGGACGAGCGCGGAGGCGTCGTCCCGGTTCGCGATGGCGGTGGACATCACCTCGTAGAGGCGCTTGACGAACGCGTCGGCCGACGAGCCCGACGTGGCGGAGCCGTCCGCTGCCTGCGACGGGTCGGTCGCGAACGTCATGTCCTTGGGGAGGAACAGGATGCCCGC